TTGACCAGAAAAACAGCCAGCAACCCACAGTATTATTATAAGGACCGGAATAATCACCCCTTTTCTCATCTTAATCGCCCCCTTCCATTTCTGATTCCTTTAATTTTATGTTCTCCAGGAACGCCTCCACGTTTGACTCCAGAGCCGTGATTTGTTTTTCTTTTCCGCTATCCAGGATTCTAAGCACCTTGCCCACAAACTCTCTCCTCAATCTATTGTCAGGATTTCGCCTTTCAGGAAAATGATCTGGAGGGGGTTCCCTAACCAGAGGCATACCCTCGGCGGCCACGGGGGTTCGTTTTTCCTCTGGTTTTTGAAATCGCATTATCTTCTCATATATATCGGCCCGTGGAACAGATTTCCCCGTTCGATATCTGCTTAACTGGTCCTTATTCACTCCAACCATTTTAGCAAAATCATCGAGCTTAATTTTCCCAATTTTGCAGCGGATGTTCTTTGCTATTTCCCCTTTATTATCGCTATCTTTCATAGAAAAAGACTAATTAGTTATTTTTCTCTTGACAAAGTAGACTGATTCGTTTATATTCTCACCATCCTATATTTAACTTAAACCCTATGACAAAAAAAATTCAGCGAATCATGCGGGAGCACGGCCTGACCCAAAAACAGACAGCAAAGGACCTGGGTGTCACAGAGACCTGGGTTTCGCTGGTACTGCACCGAAAAGGGAAATCGATGCGGGTGCTGCGGTACATTGCGACACGAACTGGCTCCAGGGTTGAGGAATTGATCCCCGAAAATAGAAAGGTGGCGTGATCCCAAATGGCGCATAGAGCAATTCCACCCAAGAATAAAGAGGCGCCTCGGCGCCGAGGGAGGCTGGGGATCGATAAGTCTTGCAAAGGGCTATTTCTCGATTCCTGGCCTCTTCTATTCTGAAACGATATTAAATTTTTTTTGGCGTGTCAATGACTAAAAAAATCATAAATTCGCCCCTCAACCCTGGCCCACTTTTTGAGTGGGTGAAGAAAGCCCAGGCCCTCTCCAGCCAATCTTCCAATCCTCCTCCGGGAAGCCTTGATATCGATACCGAGTTTCGCGCTGCGGTCTCGGCCGATATCAAGGTTTGTCCCCTTTCGCGCTATCAGATCGCCGCGAAGATGAGCGAACTTGCCGGCCAGGAGATCACCGAATCGATGCTCTATAACTGGACGGCCGAATCTCACGAGAAACACAATATGCCCTGCAAATTTCTGCCGGCCTTTGTCGTAATTACGGGCGGGCGAAGGGCGTTTGAATGCTTGTCCAGGAGATCCGGACTTTTTGCGCTGCCAGGTCCGGATGCGCTAAGGGCAGAGATCCACAGACTGGATGAGCAAATTAAATCCCTCCAGGAGGAGAAGTCGAAAAGGAAAATCTTTCTTAAGGAAATTGATAAATGAAAAGGAGGACTACTTATGAAAACAATTGAGATTTCGATTAAAAGTGTTAGCCCATTACTTCAACATCGATTTCCAGAAGAGAGCCAGGGGACAAAAACCAGAAGGAAGAGCGCCACATCAGACGACAAAGAAGTGGAGACATCATTATATAGGCTCCCCGACGGGACGATTTATCAACCATCCACCCATGTCCTTGGAGCCATAAGGGCCGCTGCTGCACGTTTTCAGATCAAAGGAAGAAATAAAGCTACATATAAAAATATTGTAAGCGGCGGAGCGGTGGTGATTGAACCTGACGCTATCCCTCACGTTTTTCAAAAATGGGAAATCGACAGCCGTCCAGTTGTTGTTCCCGCAACCAAAGGGAGAATAATCCGTAAGCGGCCATGTTTAAGAGAATGGGCATTATCATTTAAACTTTTTTTGGACGAAGAAGAGCTTCCCGTGGAAGTTTTGAAGGAAATTTTTGATGTAGCAGGCCGCAGTGTCGGGATCGGAGATTTTAGACCATCCAAGGGCGGACCTTTCGGAAGGTTTTACGTTTCGAGGTTTGATGTTCAATGAGCCGAGGCATGGTGAGGCGCGGCTTGGTCAGGCAAGGTTATGTCTGGCAAGGCAGGGTATGGTTTGGCGGGGTACGGCGTCGCATGGTTGGGTTAGGTCTGGTGCGGCACGGTCTGGCGAGGCGGGAGGCCTTCTGGCCTCCCGAATTTAAGGAGAGATTCGGATGGAAGAGAAATCTTACAAAAAAATTGCGGCGGTTGAAAAGACGTGTGCAATTTTAAAATTCTTGGGGAACACAAAGGAACCGGCATCGGCGCAGGACATTGCAAACACAACGAGCCTGGCTCTTGGAACTACGATGTGCCATTTGAGCACCTTGAGCGATTTTGGCTTCGTGCAGCGGATTGGAGACCATTGGCGAATCGGGACCGGTCTCGCGCTGATCTGGGCGCGGGTGAAGTCAAACCTCGAAGGCGAGAAGATGCTGATTGAAAGTCAGATCAAAGAACTGGATTCCGGGTCAAGCCCGGAATGACAGACATAGAGGAGGGCAAACGATGGGAAACAAACCGAAGAGCCAGAAGCCAACAGATGAGAGTATCGCAATTGTTGACCGGGCCGTAAGAATGGCCACCGAGATAAAAGACCAGGAGATAACGCGACTCCAGGAGAAGTTATCTCTATCTCCGTGGATTTTCGAGACGGTTGGCAAGATCAAGAGCATGATGTTCTCTGAAGAACAGGCCAAATTATTCAAGATACTTTTTCTAAAGAGGGCCAGAGAATCCAAAGACTATCGTGAAGTATACGGGATGACCTGGGAAGCGTTCTGCAAATGCGTTGGCGTTAGCGATAGAACCGCGGATCAATGGCTCAAGGATTTAGAACAACTTACGGTAACATTTTCCGCAAAGTTTGCGGATTTTTCTGGATGTGATTTCAATAAAATCAAATACTTAGCTAAGGCAGTTTCCGCAAACATTGCGGAAATTAAGGGTAACACCATCATCTACCAGGGGGAGGAAATCCCCCTCACGCCGGAGCATAAAGACGAGATCCAGGCCCTCCTGGAGAAGCTCGAAGAGTCCTATAAGGCTCAGCTCGAGGAGAAGAGCGCCGTCATCCGGACCAAAGACAAACTGATCCAATCTCAGGGCGACCTGGTCCACCGCCAGGAGAAAACAATCTCCAAATTTGAAAGAGAGGCTGCGAAGCAGGGCCTCACCCTCGAGGAAGATGCCTTCATCAAAAAGGTTGAAAATCTCCGCATAGGATTCGATGGCTACATGCTCAGTCTCGATCCCGACAGAATCGAGGAGCTCCTTCCCAAAAGCAAACCTACCCCGCGAATGGTCTCATCTTACATTGCAGCGCTCAAATACATGAAGATGCAGATCCTGGCGGCGCACGATGCGGCCATCGAGTCCTATGCCGATCCTTCTATGCTGCCCGAGGAGGAATGGCAGCCCCCTCCGGATGCCCGCGCGCCCGTCTATCCGAAACACCGATCCAATAAAGCGGAGGCGTAGATAAAAAACAGCCCTGAACCACACCCCGCACCACGTAGGATGCGGGGCAAGTAGGATTCAGGGCCAAGGGGGCAACCATGTGGCGATTGGAAATGGTGGAAAAACTAAAAGAGGTAGAGCCGGAACAGAGAAAAAGCGTGCTCGCCTCCTATTCCGGCAAGACGGGTTACGCGCCGCAGGCCCTCTACCGCATCGCGCGAGAGAATGGTTTCTCAACGGGTCGCAGAAACAGGACCGACAAAGGGAAGAGCGACCTCACCAAAAATCAAATTGAATTTGTAGCCTCGCTCATCCATGCCACGAGGCGCGAAGTTAAAGGACCCATCATGCCGGTTGAATGCGCACTTGAGATCGCCATCGATAACGAGATCATCGACCCGGGACAAATCTCCACGGCCAGGATGACCGATCTTTTGAGGGAGCATCAGATCAGCAAGAAAGCCTTGAAGGCGCCGGAGCCGTGCACGGCCATGCGATCGCTCCATCCCAACCACGTCCACGTCTTCGATGTCTCAGTCTGCGTGCAATATTACCTCAAGGACGGAAAATCCATGCGCATTATGGATGAGCGCGACTTCTACAAAAACAAGCTCGATAAATACCTGGAGATCAAAACCCGGATTCTTCGTTATGTGATCTGCGATCACTTCTCCGGGGCTTTCTACCTTTATTACTATGACGCCCGCGGCGAGAGCTCCGACCTTCTCTATGATTTTGTCAGCCGGGCCTGGGCCTATAAAAATGACGAGCGATATCCCTTCAGGGGAGTCCCGTTCGCCCTTTTGATGGACTCGGGCGCCGCCAATACGAGCGGCCGCACGGTTACTTTTTTAGAGAGACTCGGCATCGAGATCCCTCCCGGCCTTCCCTATAACGCGCGGCGCCAGGGAGCGGTCGAGGTACTCCATAATATCATCGAATCCCGCTTTGAGAGCAAGCTCCGGATCCAGCCCGCCCACAACGTAGAAGATCTCAACCAATGGGCGCGTGACTTTATGATCTACTTTCAGGCCACAAAACGGCATCGCCGGCACAAGATGACCCGGACGGAGTGCTGGCTCCTGATCCAGGAAGATCAACTGCGAGAACTTCCCCAAAAAGAGATCCTCCAGGACCTCTATGCGAACCCGGAAGAGGAGCGCACCGTCGATGCCTTCTACGAAATCAGCTATCGGGGCAGACCGTATCGACTCAAACATATACAAGGACTTTTTCGCGGGGCAAAAGTGATGGCGATCCTCAAACCCTGGAAGTGGCCCAGGATCGATGTTTCCTATAACGAACAGATCTTTGAAGCGTCGCCTACCGAGATGCTTCCGAGCGAGCTCGGGGGCTTCAGGGCGGACTCGGCAATCATCGGCCAGGAATATAAGGCGCCGCCGGAAACACTCACCCAGCAGGCCGTCAAACGATTCGAGAATATGGCCTATGGGGAGGCCAGTTCGGAGTCAGGAGTTCGGAGTTCGGAGAAAATACCTTTTGCGGGACTCAAGGTCTTTGGGCACCAGGCCGAGAAGGTGGGGAATCTATCCTTTATAGAGAAGCGCGGGACTCCCATTGAAGTCGATCACGCGATCGCCGAGACGCAGATCTCTTTCACTGAATTTTTGAAGCGGCTAATCCAGCGCGTGGGGCCGATTTCCAAGGAGACGAACCAGGAGCTGAGGGGGAGGTATGGGGAGAGTGTGAGTGTAAGTGAGGCGGAGGCGGTGATCGGCGAGATGGAGGCGGGAACGACGCCAGAAGGCACCTGCGAGCAGGAGCAGAAGGCGGTAGGCAGTGAGAAATAACTTATGACGTTTGCGCAGGCTTATATGATCATTGTCGGAACCGCTTTGGGGATCATGGGTATCCTTTGTCTCGTCATTCTGTTGAGAAGAGAATGGAAGAAGAGAAAAAGGCAATAGGCAATGGGCAATGATCAATGGCGACCCCGAACCACGTAGGGTTCAGGGCAAGGAGGGAGGTGAAACCGAATGTCTAACGGAGTAGCGGGGCGAAAAGCATTCAAAATGCCTGAGAGTCCAATCGTTTTAAAAGAACTTATTTTGCAGTGCGGCATCAACCAGACCGCGATATCAGAAGTGGCGGACGTCTCCCGACCATTATTCAGTCTTACTTTAAACCGGGGATATATCCCGCCCAGGTCAGACGATTTTCAAAAGAGAATTGAAAAGTTTATCTCCAAAAACCAGAGGGCCATGCACTGGTTGATCGAGCGCGGCCTTGAGGCGAGCGACGTCTGGATGCCCACGGGTACGCCGATGAAAAAACACGTCATGCCGGCGGGCTTCGGGGCCAAAGTTGCCGCCGGGTTTAGAAATCATGGATTTATTCAAGGCGATCCATTACGGATCGTCGTCAACTGGGAGGTAGAAATGATCACATCAGAGGCGATGAAGCATTTCAAGATTTTTAGAAATCCATTTATCGACGATATCGAAAAGGATTCCGATATCTATATGTCCGACGAGCACCGCTACATCGAGGCCGCCATGCTCGACTGTGCGCGGCATGGCGGATTTCTGGCAGTGATAGGAGAGGTCGGATCGGGCAAATCCGTCATAAGAAGAAAAGTTGTCATCCAACTCCAGAAGGATGGCGATGTGCTTGTCATCTATCCTCAAATAATCGACAAGAGAAAGGTCACCGCGGCATCGATCTGCGATGCCATCATCATGGACATCAGTTCAGAGAAAACGAAAATAAAACTGGAGCAAAAAGCCAGGCAGGTGCAAAAGCTCCTGCTCGAGCGCTCGAAACAGAATTACCGATCCGTCTTGATAATCGAAGAAGCGCATGATTTGCCGATTGAAGTGCTCAAATATTTGAAACGATTTTACGAGCTGGAAGATGGGTATCGGAAACTCCTGGGTATCATCTTGATGGGGCAGATAGAATTGAAATATGCCTTCAACGAGGCACAGCACGTGGACCTGCGGGAGGTTATCCGGCGGGTCCAGATCGCCGAGATCTCCGGCCTGAATGGTCATATTAAAGAATATTTGAATTTGAAGTTTAAGCGTGTCGGTTCAGAGATGGACAAAATTTTTGACAATGGCGCCCTGGGCGCCCTGGCAAAACGGCTGACATCGAAGGACCGGCAGAATAAAACCATCTCTCACGCCTACCCGCTCCTCGTCAATAACTATGCGGCTAAGGCGATGAACCTGGCGACAGATATGGGCGAAGCAAAGGTGACGGAAGAGGTCGTCATGTCTATTTAGCGAAACGCCCTGAACTACGTAGAGTTCAGGGCTAAAGGAGAGGAGGAACTCATGGAAAATTTTGATATGGAAAACGCAAGACCACAAAAAGGAAATTACGGAACGATTCGCACGACTCCGGAGGCGATTGTCCGGGAGCACCGGGAAAGGTGGCTTAATTTGGAAGCAAGAAAGCAAATAAATACGGACAGCATTTTAGACAGGGAAATCAAACGAATTGAGATTGAGCGCAGATTAATGATGGTGAAGATGCTGTGGAAACTCCGGAAGATGATTAATCGAATTAACTGGACCGTCGCCACCGAATGGCTCTGCTGGACGCTGGTAATTTCGGCCCTTGCAACCATTATCGGGGTCGTGGTTTTTGGCCCGACATCATGGAGGGAATTTTGGAAATAAAAGGAGCATTGTCGATGAACCAGAAGGCACCTGCGAGCAGGGACAATGAGCACCCTGCACCACATGGGGTGCAGGGCACGGATGACCTTAGGTATTACCTCGCATGTCCGATGAGGAAGGGGCATCCCAGGATCGCGGTGACGGTCTGTCATAAACAGAAATGCTTGTGGCTCACTTCCGATGGCGGAAAACTGAGATGCAGTTACGGAGATCCCAATGCCAGGAAATAAAAAGACCTTTATATGCCCGATGCCCAAGAAGCCGAGAAGAATTTCTATCGGCCAATGTCTTGACTGTCCATTTGTCGCCGCGATCGTGGAAGAGAAAAGGCAAACAATAAACATTGCCTGTGGTTTTCCGGGACAGAAAGGGAAGCGCCCATGAACCACGCAGGGTTCAGGGCTTGCCCTGCACCACGCCATGCACCACGTAGGGTGCATGGCGTGCCCATGAACCACGCAGGGTGCATGGCTGGGAGGATGAATAATGAAAAAGTCTAAGGATCACAAAATATCAATCATGCTTGGGAAAGCATTAAGGGAAATGGCCCTGGGATTACGGCTGCGACCCATAATGATGATACGGTTCTCACCCATAAAGATAGAAACGGGTAAAAAGATCGTAGAAAGAATGAAGATAAAATATCCCCTCAAAAGAGATGCAAGGGGAAGAATGATGAAAGCCGGAGCATGAGCAAATGAAAATCAAAGTCCATCAGGAAAAACCAAAGGAATGGGGGCCGATCAGGCAGGGCATTTTCTGGGCTGCGTTTTGTATTTTGCTGGCTCTGGCAATGTTTGAGGCGGGATGGATCCTGCGCGATTTTCAGAAAGACAGCCACAGCGAAAGGATCACAAAACTCGAGCAGAAATTCGCCGATCATGACGGAAGGGTTGTGATTCTGGAAGGCCGTCAAAACAGAGAAAAGAAATGACGGGAGTCGAGGAGAGAATCAAATTGTTTTTGGAGAGCTGGCGCGAGACTCATTGTGCGATCTGCCAGGGGCTGCTCCCGGACGGCAAATTCATCATAATCGATGGGAGACTCCATTGTCTGGGTTGCCATGATAGAAGAACGAATGAAACGAATGATAACGAATTGGTCGAATAAAACCATCCATGTTTTTATAAAAACATTCGTGTTTATATGGACACATTGACTAACCTCGAATCAACCATTTTGCGATTCCTCGAGGCGCACCAGGGGAAGGAATTTGCGATCTCGCGGGCGAGACTCGTCGAACAACTCAATACGGAATGCGGAATGCGGAATGCGGAATTAGATCCGAACTCCGGAATCCGAAATCCGAAATGGCATGAACGCAAAATCCGCGAGACGATCAAACATCTCACCACGCAGCACGGCTTCGCCATCGGAAGCTGTCACAACGGGTATTTCATGGCGATCACTGCCGAGGAGATCGAGGGCGTTTGCAAATATTACGATGGCTATGGTTTGAGCTCGCTTTTCGTTTCGTCGAGACTCAGGAAAATCGAAATGCGAGAGTATCTGGGGCAATTATCCTTGAAATTCGGAGGTTAACCCCTCCACCCCTCCCCTTAAGCTAAGGGGAGGTTGGGTGGGGTTATGGAAGGAGGTCAATATGGATTTGAAAATCTGGTTGGCATTTGGGGTTGGGCTTTTTATTGGTGGCTGCGGGATGGCAATATTGATCGGATATGTTGAATCATCGGTCAAGAAACTGCGGGAGGACACCGAACGATGGTGGGAAGAGAATCAACATCTCTATGCCATGCCATATGCAAGAAGATTACCGAGAGTCTTCATCGGCCAATTTGAGATAGATGGCAGAACAGCAGAACTGAAAAATAGGGAGGAATCATGAATCTAACGGAAATAGAACGGTTGGCAAAGGAATTCTCTGATGCGCGGACGGTCCTGCGCGATCGAGTCGAGGTACTCGAGGAGGGGATGCGAGCACTCAAAAAGCGATATCTTCCCGGGATCCGAAACGCTGTCGAGAGGGCGAAGGAGATCCGGGCGAAGTTTGCGGACGGCATCAATGATAGCCCGGTCCTCTTCCTCAAGCCCCGGACCATGACGCTCTTCGGAATCCGCTTCGGAATCGAGAAACAAAAAGGCAAACTGGAATGGGAAGACAAGAACATCGTGATAAAACTCATCAAGAAGCTGTTTCCGGATTCCTGGGAGACCTACGTCAAGGTCAAAGAAGATCCAATGAAGAAAACCCTGGGCACTCTTCCGAGCGCGGATCTCAAGAAGCTCAGTATCCAAGTCACAGAGACCGGCGACGCCGTGGTGATCAAGCCCGTGGATAGCGAGGTAGATAAGCTGGTCGATGCACTGCTGAATGAAAAAAAGAACGAGGAAGAAGGCATAGATGAGTGAGCGCGTCGCCAAACAAGTGAGGCGGGAAATAAGAAAGAGGTTAAGAACTGATTTTGACAAATTCACAGAGGCCGTCCGAGATTTACCCTTCACCTCCAGGGTGAGGTTCTGTCTCAGGATTTTAATTGGCCGGCCGAGGATGGGAAGGAGGCAATCATGACGATACCGATGTCGCAGGGAGTTATTTTTGTACGTTATTACGGAGGCACATACATTGCCAGATTCCAGGGCAAGACCGCGAGCTGCACACAGGGCCAGAAGCAAGCGGCAGAAAGAGTGGCGGGAAAAGTCATGGGCAAAATGGCGTACACAATCGAGAGATGCGGAAGTGACTATGCCTGGCAAGTCGTATGTGAGGAATGATGACGACAAGCAGATATATTGAATTTTCACTGGCGGGTCAAGGGAAGAAGACTCAGGTCTGGCACGTCCATTCCAAGAACCACGGCTCATTCTTAGGTTACATCAAATGGTCCGGTAGGTGGCGGCAATACGCTTTCTTTCCGGCAGCCGAGACGGTCTGGAATCCGGAATGTCTCAAGGACATTTGCGATTTCGTGCGCAATTTAATGGATGACTGGAGGAAGGGCAAGGTGAAGTGATGATCAAAGTGCTGATCGGGATTGCTATTGGGATTTTTATCGGGGTCTTTTTTACCGTAGACTACTACGAAGATCGATACATCAAACTAAGGTCAGAGATTATTCTGGCTACGGGGACAGACATTTCATATCCCTATAAGGATGATGAGCAAAAAACTCAACAACTCTTGGTTTCATGGGGAATAGCGAGGGCCGACGATGAATAGTGCGCAACGGATGTGGGAAGGAGCCTACTGGGATGATAAATGTAAAGTCTATCGCACAAAAAAAGGAATCTGTTTCCACATCTATGGTGGCACGTGCAAACACAGATGCTGCAAGCAGTGTCGTCGTCGAGAATGTAACTCCCGATGTTTGAATACAGAGATCCCAACCCACGGAGAGAAGGGCCTGGAGGATAGGGATGCAGCCCGCCTAACTCCGTTGCGGCGGGCGTTCACGAGCCGGCGGAAGGTGCCCAAGACGGAGATCGCGAAAGGCCCCGGGGCCACATAGACCCTGAAAAAAGAATGCCCCCGGTGATCCGGTAGCCGGGGGAATTCAAGGAGGACAAAGCAATGGCATCTGGAAATATCGTGATAGATGTGAAAGCTATTTCTTCAAAATTATTTCCCGAAGAGGAGGAGAAGAAACTCAAAGACGCCTTTTATCCAAAACCCAAATGCCCTGATTGCGGGGGAGAAAAGTTTCTGCGGGGACCACGCGGCGGGTTGGCTATGAACATCAAATGCGCGAATCCGGCCTGTGGTTCAGAATTCAATGTTTGTCCCGTGATGAGATCTATTGAAAGGATTTAATGCCCCAGATTAACAATCTCCAAAAAAGTTTGATTCACATCGGGATCGCGGATCTCGGGATCGATGACGAAACCTATCGATTGATGCTCAAAGAATACGGGGTCGATACCTGTAAGGATTTACAGTATGCCCAGGCGTCGGCGTTGATCGATGAGTTGAAGAAGAAAGGATTCCGGATTAGGAGCAGACGAATAAGGAAGCCAGGAAGGCAGGAAATAAAAAAATCATCGAACGTAGTATTTTTGCCGACGAGGCAGCAGCTCGGAATTATCGAGCATTTGCGGCACGATGTACAGTGGCGGGTCCACGACGGTTATCATCGATGGATCAAGAAATTTCTCGGCCGCACGTACATCAAAACCGAGAGAGAGGGCCAGAAGGTAATCGAAGCGCTCAAGGCGATGAAGAAAAGGCAGCAGGATGAGTTTGTGAAGAGGTGTGCTGACGCACAGATGAAGAGATGAAGAGATATCCATTCAAAACACAGAGAAGATATGGAAAAAGAGATCTCATCATCCCGCTGCCAAAAATAGAGCGTCTTTGTTTGAAATGCGAAACTAAGTTTATGGCAAAAGGCACGGTCAACAGAATCTGTCCGAGATGCACCGTTGGGAATTCGAATCTTTGAGAGAAGAACAATTATGGCATTCGTTAGGATGGGAATCTGCAAGAACAAGGAATGCAGGGCAGTTTTTGAGAAGAAGGCTCCCAATCAACTCTATTGCAGGGATTGTAGTTATTGGAAGAAATATGAAGGTGGTTCGGTCATGAAGGCTCTCTATCAGATCGAAGGAAAACTCAAAAAAGAGGCTGATCGATCCGGCAACCCCAGGGTGTGGACGGCGAAGGAATGCTCGCAAGACTTTTTGAAAAGTTTGATACCGAGCAGATAATTGCGGAATGCGCCCCTCAAGATCACTGGGGCCACGGAGTGGGATTGCGGAATGCGGAATGTAAAACATTTCAAAAGATTTCAGAAGGAGCGGGCGGAATTGAAGCCGCTTAGGTGCCGCCGGTGCCGGAAGATCGTCTTGCAGGGGGAAGTCAAGAAGATCCTCCTCGATTGCCCGCACTGCGGGGAGCCGAATCTCGTCGATAATTCCGCCCCTGCGGGATGAAACATTTTGTCATTTGGGAGACATAATTTGTCACCCTTGGGGGATTTGTGAAAACTAATCCATCGAAATCATTGAATATTATTACCAATCCTTTTGGCACGGTAGATGCACATACCACATTGTGAACACAAAATGGATACAAAATGGAGACAATGCGGTAAGGAGGCCATAATGAAGGCGACAAGAAAAATAATTAAGATTGAAGGACTGGCTGGCTTGGCCCTGGAGGCTCTCAGGGCCATCAGGAGGCTCGAAATCGTCTGGGCCATGCACCACGTAGGATGCATGGTGCAACCCTTGAACCACGCCATGCACCACGTGGGATGCATGGTGCAACCCTTGAACCACGTCGGGTTCAGGGCATTGGGAGGTGGAAAATGAAAACGAAGCCATTTTGTCGCTGCGCTTGCTGTGATCAAGAATTTGATTCAGAAGAATCGTGTCGGGAGCATTTTAGATCGGACGAGCATAATGTGGTAGCCATCCCGGCATGGATCCGGTACGTCGCCAAAATGCACCGGGATAGCGAAAGAAGAAACAATGCAGCCATGCAAAGAAAATCCCTTGACAGTATGTCCACATCGTGGTAAGTATGAATCATTATGGAAAAAAAGAAGGCCGATGCACACATCCGGCTGGGGAAAAAAGAAAAGGCGATGGCCCTGCGACAGGCCGAAAGGCGCGGCCTCACACTCTCGGCGTATATTAGGATGCTGATCTATGAAAAGGAGAATGGATTCCGTGAGGAGTAGAACGAAATGATTTATGATAAATATCTTAAGAAATTTAAGGAATTTATAATGCATCCTAAGCAACGGCTGGAAGTGGAAAAAAAAGATGGAATCGTTACGATCCGGCTCGGGAAGAAAGAGAGAGCGATGGCCCAGCGGCAAGCCGAAAAACTCGGCCTGACGCTCTCGGCGTACATCAGGATGCTGATTTACGAGAAGGAGAACGCGGAAATAATGAACGTTAAACGATGAACGATGAACCCAAGCCAGTGAGCGCCAGTTGAGCGCTTGAGTCCCGAGGGGACTCCTGGTGATAAAAATAGAGAGGGCCGCTGAGCCCCTGGATTGCCGATTGATTCTTGGTAGTCCAGGGGCTTTTTTGTTCTCCCCGCACCACGTTGGGTGCGGGGCTTCGCCCTGCGCGATGTTGGGTGCAGGGCTTCGGGAGGCAAAATGATCATTACGCACTGGACGCATATCATGATTCATCATTCGGCAACCGCAGACGGCCGCACGTTCGATTGGCAGGGAATGAGGCGATATCAAATGTCCTGGCGGATCGATGGCACAAGCGTGACGAAGGCGGAATATGATCGAAGGTTGGCGATTAAGGATGGTAAAAGATTCGAGCCGCCCTGGAGAGATATTTCTTATCATTTTGGAAGCGAGAAGATCAATGATCAACATGAGATCCTCGTTGGCAGACCACTCGACCAGGACGGGGCGCATTGCATTGGGATGAACGACAGGGCCATCGGGATCTGCTTCGTTGGAAATTTTGACGAGGCCCACGTGCCGCCGGATCAATGGGCGGCCGGAGTTCTTTTTGTGAGAAGCCTGTGCCGGATTTTGTTGATTCCGGCAACGTGCGTTGTCCCGCATCGGGATTACGCTCAGAAAACGTGCCCAGGGAAATTGTTTGATATGGATCTCTTTAGAAGGGATCTGGTGAGGATCGCATGAAGCTAAAGATCATTGCCGATGATGGATCGATTCAGGGTTGGTTCGTGGCGTTTTTGATCACATTTTTGCGATTGGTGGTTTACGTGGCAAACTACTTCATTCAGGGATTGCCAGAGATCGAGGCGAAAGTGGGGTCTTCATTCACATCGTTCTGTTTGCTCAGCGTCGGAAGCTGGTTCGGCTATAAAATCGTCAAACCTTTAACAACAGGAGGTGAATCAAAATGAGTACAGGATTAGCTATTGGATTGGTTGCAGTCGTGTGTTTAGTTGCTGGATGGATCGGTCGATGGTACTGGGTCGAAAAGAGAGGGCATAAGGCATGAAAATTCCCTGGAAGCTTATCGCCGTCGCCATCGGGGTTTTGATCGTCCTTGTGATGATCGCCTACCCGAACCAGGTCGCCAAAAAATACTTTGGCATGCTCGTCGATCAAATCCGTGTGGATCAGTCCAATATCGTCAAGACACTGGAAGAGAGTGTGACAAAGCGCGAGATAGAAATTGGCGACCTCGAAAAAAAGGTCGAGATAAACCGGATACAGCAGGCCCAGGTCAGAGCCGAAAATGACCGGCTCAAAGGGAGGCTCCTTGAACTTCAGACTCAGCGCGAGACGATTGTTATTTCTGGCGATCCTGATCGCATCGTTGACGAGCTGCGCAGGCTTGGCTTCAGCACAGCCCGTCGCGGGTGCAAATGATCCTATATGTGAGGACATATCCGATGCCCAGGAAATGGTCCGTCGTCTTACGGATTATGACCTCCTGCGAGAGATGGATCAGGTCAAGGATCAGCGGATTGCGAATCTTGAGAAAGAGAACGAGCTTCTCAAGCGCGAAAACGAGCTGAAGGACCGGATCACTGCCCTCAAAGATATGATCATCGAGGCCAAAGATAAAGCCTTTCTGGATATGAAAGAGATAGCCGATCGGGCGATCGCGCTGGCGACCATAGGGAAAAAATCGGTTTGGGATGAAATCCTTGAGTGGGTCATCCGGGTCGCGCTTTTTGCGCTCGGGGTTTTTGCGGGGGGGTAAAAAATGAAAGCAATAAAGAATATCATCATTGTTTGTTTGATCGGGGCGCTCTTGGCGGGATGCGCGCATCAGATCCGGATTGCGAATAGCGATATCCAGGCTGGAAAAATGAAAGCGGGCGAGGCTTACATCGCGCCGGTCGATGGCTGGTATGTCTCCGATAAAAGCCTGACCGAGATGCTCATGGCGATGGAATATTTCCGCCTCCAGTGGAGCAAGTGCGAGGAGAGATGATGGAACTCGCCATCAGAAATCTATTTATCGACGCTTGCAATAACGCATTAAGATGGGGTCCGGGACTGCTGATCGCGCTGGTCATGCTTTACGGGGCATACAAGCTGTTGCTTCGTCTCGGCAGAGACGTAGGGGCGAAGGTCGTGGAGGCGATGGAGAAACCCGCTGCGGCGCTCAATCAGCAGGCAGGCAGCATGGACCGGCTGACGCGGTCCATCGATAATTATGTGAGCCGGGATGCGACCGAGCATCAGGAAATTATTATTTTGCAAAAAGTAATTCGCCGGGAGCTAATGGAAACGAGAAACGATTTGACGACGATGAAGGCGCAATCCGAGAGAATAGAAAACCGTTTGAAGGAGATTCCAGATGGTCGATCTTAGGACTGAGACTCATCGAAGAATAAGGGGCCAGATCCTTCAGCTCCTGAGAGAGTATCATCCGAATTTTATCGATGTGGTGACTCTCCAGGGCGTGCTGGACACATGCGGATATCCGGTTCCCAGGGATACGCTGAACAGTTACCTCGCCTATCTCGAGGAGATCGATACCGTCAAATTGCGGGAAAAAGTTTTTGGAAAAATGAAGACCAAACAAGTCGTCATCAAGGCGCGGGGTTTTAAACTGATTGACGGGTATGAATCCGATAGCGGGGTTGCCGTAGGGGAATGAAAGGGAAATCCGTATTTGCAGAATCAAGAGAATTGGCTTTCCGTTGCTACCAGAAATGCGGCGGCAATGTCGAGGCGACGCTGAGAGAGCTTGAGAAAGAGGGGCTCAAGCTCTCGAAGCCGACGCTCTATGAATGGATGGAGAAATTCAATTTCAAGGAGCGTTTGAAAAACGCCGACGCCGTGGCCCAGGAGGCAAGCGATGCGAAGATGCAATACCGCGAGAAGATCCTCCTGGATTTGAAGAAGCAGAAAGAGCGTTATGATGTGTACTTTGACAGCATCGCCCCTCAGGTCGATAACCAGGCTCAATATGCTTATGACAATCTGGTCAAGACGATCTGTGATATCCAGAAGGCCATCGACGAGAAGCCGGATCTTTACCGGATGGCTCCGATTGTCATGGATGAATTTGTCCGCTTCGTTAAGAAGGTGGTCAAGGAAACGCCCTCCCAGGCAACAGTTTTCGCCTTGATCGATCGATTCTTTGATGAGGTGAAACCGGAATAAAGTTCGGAGTTGGGAGTTCGGAGTTCGGAGAAAAAAAAGAATGAGCTCCAAAAAAGAGATTCAACAACAAATTAATCGGGTCAGATCGCGCATGCGCGCTGAGGCAAAGCCTTTCGAGGATACCTCTCCGGAGGCCCGGGCTGAGCGGCTTCGCCGTTCCAAGGAAGATGACTTCTCTTTCTTTAAGACTTATGTCCCGCATTACTTTACCACCGAGCCCGCGGAATTTCACGAAGAGGTGATCGAACTTACAAAAGTCCGGGATGAACCGGTTATTATCGCCGCGCCCCGCGAGCATGCAAAATCCACGCTCTGCACCTTTGCCGTTCCTGTTGCGGACATCTGCCTCGAGAGAAAGCATTTCATCATCATCGTTTCCGACACCGAGGACCTGGCCGCGGACTTCAACGTCTTCATCCAGCTCGAGCTCCAGGAGAACGAGAGGATCCTCGCCGACTTTGGGAATCTCAAGGGCTATAAGTGGGAGTCGAAAGACTTCACTACCAGAAACGGAATCCGCGTAAAGGCCCGGGGCCGTGGCCAGAGACTCCGTGGAATCCGAAACCGCCAATGGAGACCGGATCGCGTCATCATCGATGATTTCGAAAACGACAAGAACGTAAAGAACCCGAAGCTCATCAAAGAGGCCGTGGATTGGATCCTTACCGCTGTGCTCGGCTCATTGGCCGAGGGATATTCTTTGATGATGATCGGCACGGTGCTTGCAAAAAAATCCGTGCTCACCTGGTTCTTAAACGCCAAGGACGAAAACGACGAGCCTCTCTTCATCACCCGCGTGTACAAGGCGATCAAAGATGACGGCTCTCCTCTCTGGCCTGCAAAGTGGCCCATCGAGAGACTGCTCAAAAAGAAACGCCAGATCGGGACGCTCAATTTCAACAAGGAGTTTCAGAACGACCCGAAGGATGAAGAGGGACTTTTCCGGGAGGAATGGTTCAAATATTATGCGCCGGAAGAAATCGCAGGGAAATCCCTGGCGATCTACGACGCCGGCGACGCTTCGGTCGGTAAAAATGAGTCGGCTGATTACAGGGCTTTTGTCAAAGTGGGTCGCGCTCCGGACGGAACGATTTACGTTCTTCATGCGGATATCAAAAAACGGTCCGTCGATAGCTTCGTCACGACCGCCTACATCCGTCAGGATGAGCAGCCTGCCCTCGTGATCGGGGTCGAGACTAATTCCTTTCAGGCCGTGCTCATCATCCTTTTTAACAACGAGGCTAAAATAAGGGGCCGCCATTTGCCGATCAAAGAGATCGACAACACAGTCAATAAAGAAATTCGGATCACCAGGCTTTCTCCTTTTGTCGAGCGCGGAGTAATCCGATTTCGCAAGGGCCACTCGGATCAGGACCTGCTTGTTGAGCAATTGATCTATTTCCCATCGACCACGGTTAATGATGATGGTCCGGACGCTCTGGAGATGGCCGTCAGGTTGGCCGAGGCCTTTGCCGGAGGTCCGGTGCAATACGAGACCGTCCAGAAGCGGAGATTTGGAGAACAAAAAGGAGCGTATTGAAATTCGTGTAATTCGCTATCATTCGGTTCATTCGTGAAAGACATGAAAATCAAATTCAGTTTGAAAAAATGCCATTATTCGAGATTTTGCGTTTTAAGGGCATTAATCCGGAAGAGGCTGTATCAACCCCTTAAAAGGGTTGACAATTATGTCAACCCCCTGTCAACCGCGCTCACAGGGGCATTCCTGATGGGGGGATGAGGCAATAGCAGCATGAACACTCTTTTTGATCAATTTGGGCGTGAAATTCAGGTGGGCAAGAAGCCCGAAATGAGGGAGATTGCCGTCACCGCAATCAGGGACCGCTGGTCGCAATATCCCTCGAAGGGCCTGACCCCTGAAAAGCTCGCTTCGATCCTGGTTGAGGCGGACCAGGGGGACGTCTACCGCCAATCTGAATTGTTCGAAGACATGGAGGAAAAGGATACACATCTCAATGCCGAGTTTCAGAAGAGAAAAAATGCGGTGCTCTCGTTTGATTATGAGATTCAGCCGTACTCCGAAAGCGCTGAGGATAAGAAGATCGCCGAATTCCTGGAGGATGTGCTCTACAATCTTCCAAAATTCGAAGACGCCCTGCTCGATCTTCTCGACGCAATCCCAAAAGGTTTTGCCATGATCGAGCCGATATATGATTTTGCGAGCGGCAAAGTGGTGCTCTCCGATCTTTCGTGGATCCACCAGAAGCGCGCGGTCTTTTACGATCGAGGCGCCGCAGGCATTTGGCAAAAAACATTTGAGATGCCGAAGATCATCACCGAAGCCGAGCAGATCAACGGCGAGATTATGCCTCCGTTTAAACTCATCTATCACCGCTATAAGGCCCGCTCGGGATACGACACGAGAGCCGGCATCATGCGCGTCTGCTCGTGGATGTATCTCTTCAAAAATTACGCAATCAAGGACTGGGTCGCCTTCGCGGAAATTTTTGGGATGCCTCTTCGCCTTGGGAAATATGATTCGGGGGCAAGCAAAGAAGATAAGGAGTCCCTGATTGCAGCCATTCAATCGCTCGGAACGGATGCGGCAGGCGTCATCTCCAAGAACACGGAGATCGAATTCATCGAGACAATGAAGAATACCGGGACTCAAAATGTCTTCGATGTGCTGGCCAATTTCTGCGACAAGCAGATGAGCAAGGCGATTCTCGGCCAGACCCTGACGACGCAGGAAGGCGATTCTGGCTCTTATGCGCTCGGCAAGGTCCATAACGAAGTCCGACAGGATTTGACCCGGGGCGATTCGGAATCGCTTTCGAAGACGATCCGCTTTCAGATGTTTCGGCCTCTGGTGGGATGGAACTTCGGATGGGACAAACTCCTTCCCTGGTTCAAAATCCAATATGAGCCATCCGAAGATTTAAAAACCCTCTCCGAAGTCTATAAGAATGTTTCGGCCCTTGGGCAACCCATAAGCCAGGAGCATGTTTCCGATAGATTCAAAATTCCTCTTCCGGCTAAAGGCGAGACCGCGCTTGCGCCCCCGGCGCCGGCAGCGAATCCGTTTGCAATGAAAATCAGACACGGAGAAAAAATAATCAAAAACAAAAACTCCGAACTCCGGACCCCGAACTCCGAACTCGAATCTCTTGTTAAGAATTCCCTCGAGCAGGGCGGGATCTCGGAGTTTCACGACTCGTTGATGGCGATCATCGATGAGGCGACAAGCCTTGAGGATCTCCAGGCGAAAATCCTTGAGCGGTTTAAAGATCTCGATCTCGAAAAAATGAAAGAGATGATGGCGCGGAGCTTTTTTGTTGCAAATCTTCTGGGGAGAATCGAAGTAAAGATCAATGGGCAATGACCAATGACCATTGAAAATTGAGAATTGATGAGGTTGTTATGGATGTTGAATGGGGACCGCTTCCCTTCGATGAAGCAATAGATTTTTTTAAAGACAAGGTCCCGATGACGATGGACGAGTTTATGAACCTGGCGAAGGAATCGCGCATCAGGGCCTTCTCGGTTTCAAACATGACGGGCATAGATGCTCTTACCGACGTTCAGAAATCGATTACAAAAGCAATCGAAGAAGGGATGAGCTTCGGGGATTGGAAGAAAATAATCGGCGATACGCTTCTCGGCTACGGAATCGAGGGGGCGAGATCCAAATTGATATTTGATACGAATGTCCGCGTCGCTTACAGCGCCGGGCACTACCAACAGATGATCGATCCCGATGTTCTGGAGGAAAGGCCGTACTGGAGATATGTGCCATCTCACGCCAGGGAGCCGAGAGAAGAACACATCCCTTGGTACAATCTGGTTTTGCCTGCAGATGATCCGTGGTGGGATACTCATTACCCACCGAATGGCTGGGGATGCACGTGAGGCGTTGTGAGCCTCTCTGGCAGAGAGGTTGAGCGCGAGGGATTGAACGTATCGCCTTCTCCGAAAATAGAGACTTATGAATGGACTGATAAAGAGACCGGCGAGGTCCATGATGTTCCAAAAGGGATCGATCCCGGATGGGATTTTAACCCGGGGAAATTGGGAATGGCAGCAGGACTGTTATAAAAGATCAATGGGCAATGACCAATTAGCAATAAAAGGCAAAAAAATAAATGATCAAATTAATCTGGAGACTTGATGCGGATATGGCGAAGGCGACGCTGGCGGCGCTCTCGGCGAAGATGAAAAATATGACGCCGGCGATGAAGACCATCGGCCAGGCCATCCGCACGTCGATAAATAAAAATTTTGAGGCGGGCGGCAGACCGCAGGGTTGGGTCAGGCTCAGCCCGGCGACCGTGGCAAAAAAAGGACGCGATATAAAGTTGATCGACAAGGGAAGATTGAAGAGATCGATCAAGGTCCAGGCCTTCCCGGATAGGGTCGTTGTCGGCACCAATGTCGTCTACGCGGCGATCCATCATTTCGGGGGCCAAGCAGGCCGTGGACGCAAGGTTACGATTCCGGCGAGGCCGTACATGCTGATCCAGGGCGAAGACTGGAAGGAGATCAATGAGACGGCGGCGGATTATTTATTAAAAAAATAATGATCAAGGTCAATTAGCAATTATCAATTATCAATCAAAATCGATCCAGGAGAAAGACCATGTACAAGAATTTGAATGAACTTCCCGATGCAGTGAAAATCCTTCCAGAGCACGGCCAGGAGATCTTCATGGCCGCTTTCAACTCGGCCTTCGAGCAATATGAAGGCGACGAGGAGAAATGCTTCGCAGTGGCCTGGGCCGCGGTAAAAAATAAATACGAAAAGAAGGGCGATGAGTGGGTGGAGATTTCAAAAAACAGAATGCATCCTGCTCTGATTTTGAAAGAAATCTCCTCCGATGCGCCAAGAGAATTTCAGCTTCTTCCTCAAGGCGAAATCGATATCGAGGGTGAGGGGCCCGCCCTAATCGATGAGGAAAGCGCGAGATTGATTTTGCAGTATCAGGCCCGCCGCGGAAACGACATGGTGATCGATTATGAACATCAATCGCTCGGGGACGGAGAAGCTCCGGCCGCAGGTTGGATCAAAAAGATGATCAATAAGGGGAAGGACGGAATTTGGGTCGTAGTCGATTGGACGAAGCGGGCGAGCGAATATATCGCCAACAGGGAATATCGGTTCTTCTCCCCGGTGATCCTCGTCCGGCCATCGGACAAAAGAATCGTAGCGGTGATGAATGTGGCTCTCACAAATTTTCCTAAGATCAATAACCTTAGACCGATCATTTCAAAGCTCGAAGCCGATAGGCTTTTGGATATTGACATTGATCGCCAACAGAAAGGAAAGGAGGAAAAACTTATGTTTGAAAAGCTCATGGAACTTTTGGGATTGACTGGTCCCGCCGACGGCGGGACCGAGGCAAAGGTGGAGGAGGCGGTTCAGCTCCTCGTCAACAAAGTTAAATCATTTGATATGATCGTCGCCTGCAAAGAGGTCCTCGAGGCAGTCGGGGCAAAACCGGAGGCGACGAAGGAAGAGGTCGTTCAGATCGTCGCGTCATTCAAGGCGCCGGCCGATGTGGCGAAGACGCTCTCTCTCGAGGTGGCCGATCTCAGAAAGCAGCTCCAGGAGATCAAGCAGGGCGATCTCGTGCAGCTCGCTCTCAAGGAAGGGAAGACTTCTCCGGAGGAACTCGACAAGTGGGGAAGAGACCTGGCGCTGAAAAGCCCGGAGCAGTTCAAGATCATCGTGCTTTCGAGGCCCGCAGGGAGCGTGATCCCCATCGGCGGAATCCCCCCGGCGCCGCCCTCGAGAGACGGCGGGATGGATGAAGTCCAGAAGTCCATCAATAAGATGATGGGCATCCCTGACGAAGTCTGGAAGAAATACAACACACCGAATTAATCGAATGAAATGCGTGTCATTCGTTTTTCATTCGTAATATTCGAGAAAAGGAGGAAACGGAAATGAGGTTAAGAAGAAATTGGATCATACTGGGAATGTTGATGATGGCCGTCATCACCGTTTTTGCTCTGATGGAAAATTCCATTTTGAGCCTAATGATGACCCTGCCCCTGATCGGCATGGCGTTGACATTGTCGGCGGACAAGAAGACGGAATACACGGAGGGCGTCGAGGTTCCTCTCTTAGTCTACCAGTACGTCAACATTTATGCCGGCGCATTCGTTTGCGTCAGATCGGATGGTTACGCTGTGCCGGGCGATGATGCAAGCGGATATATCTTCATGGGAATCGCAAGGGAGAACGCAAACAATTATCCCGCGGGCGCTTCGGGCGCCATTACAGTTTTGGTCAGAAGGCGGGGTCTATTTAAGATGACCTTCGCGACGGCGATCAGCATCGCAAATATGGGCGACAACGTCTTTCTTGCATCGGACGGCACGGTCGATGTCACGGGCAACGTGACCTACAATATTTTTTGCGGAAACATCGCCAAGTATATCGATACCACTCACGCCTGGGTCGATATCGAGCCTGCGATCCGCCAGGCCGACGTGGCCACCCATATCGCGGATCCGACGGCAGCCCACGCAGCCTCAGCGATCTCAATCGCCGACGCCGGACTTTTTACGGAAACGACTCAGGTCGAGGCGGCCCTGCAAGAAATCTATCAAGGCCTTCTCAGCGCCCAGGGGATCATCGACATCCCGACGCCATACTTTAGCGCCGCCGGCGTTGCCCTGGCGGCCTTTTCGAACGGGGATTCGGATGTGCCCGGTTTCTGCGTAACCGCCAAGGGCATGGGTGTCCGGTGGAATAATCACGCCGCACCATTGCCGGTCGCGGCTAAAGTGCTGGTCCCGCCCGATGCGGATATCACCGCCGACATGACCTTGCATGTCATAGCGGCCAAGATCGGGGCGACGGCAGGGGATCTCCCGAAATTCACCGTCGAGGCATTCAACAACGTGGTCGGAGCACTCTATGATGCCGATACGGATTTCGGCGGCGACACCGATGCGATGATCAATGCCAGCACCAAGACCATCCAGCATGTGACCCGTACGCTGGCCCTGGCTAACCTGGCAGCCTACCCCAACTTGATGGAAATAACCCTCAAGCCGAAGGCAGGCACCCTGGGGACGGATGACCTGATCATGTTCGGCGCGTTCATCGCGTACAAGAAAAAGATTCTGACGAGCTAAGAGTTCGGTAGCGCCCTCATTGATTGGGGGCGCATATCCGTCGTCAGCCCTGTACCTTCCACGGTGCAGGGCCAGTAGGGTCGGCCACCGTGCCGACCATTCTGGCGGGCACAGTGGCCCGCCCTACCGAAAGGAGGAATTACCAATGATAGTCAATCAGGCAGCCCTTGTGGGCATCGGAAGGAGTTTCAGCACGCTTTTTAATAATGCCCTGGATGCGGCGCCGAGCCAATGGCCATTGGTCGCCATGAGAGCGCCCTCGGGGGCAAGAAGCATGGATTACAAATGGCTTGGGGATTTCGGCGGCATGAAAGAATGGGTCGGCGATAGAACTATTAAGGATCTTGCCGGATTCCATTATGAAATCGTCAACAAATCCTGGGAGGACACGATCGAAGTTGATCGCGACGACATCGAGGATGACCAAATTGGGATTTATACGCCGCGTCTTCAGCAAATGGGATTAGTGCCCCAAGAGCACAGAGATCTTCTTGTCTTCCAGCTGCTCGCAGCGGGCTTTACCACGGAGTGCTCCGACGGTCAATATTTTTTCGATGAGGACCACCAGGTCAATGGCCAGTCGGTTTCTAATGATGGAGGCGGCGCCGGAGAGCCCTGGATTCTGGCCGATCTCTCGCGGCCCATCAAGCCCGTGATTTTGCAGATCCGGAAAGAGCCGGAATTTGTGGCTCAGGATCAGCCGACTGCCGAGAACGTCTTCATGCGGAAGAAATTCCGTTATGGCGTGGATGATCGGAAGAACGTCGGCTTTGGTCTCTGGCAGACGGCATATGGCAGCAAGGATACACTGACGGCGGCACATTATTTAACGGCGAGAGCATCGATCCTCGGAAGAACGAAAGAGGATGGTGTGACCCCGCTCAATACCAGACCCACTCATCTGATCGTTGGCTCGACCAATGAGAGCGCCGGAAGAACGGTTGTCGAGGCGGAGCATGATGCAACCGGGGCGAGCAATATCTGGTATCACACAGCCCAGTTAGTCGTGGTGCCGTGGTTGAGAGCAGCATAGATCACAAAAGAGAATCATAGGGTCGGCCACCGCGCCGACCATTCCGGCGGGCACAGTGGCCCGCCCTACCGAAAGGGAGGTGTTCTCATGATCAGAATCCGTTCCAAAAAAGAAGGATTCCGGCGCTGCGGGATCGCACACTCCGGCGCCCCGAAAGATTATCCGGATGACAAATTCACAAAAGAGCAGCTCAAGGTGCTCAAGGCCGAGCCGATGCTCTTTGTTGAAGAGGTTCCGGATCCGCCAAAGGATAAAGAAAAAAAGTAGGCAGCATTCCGTATAGAATCGTAGAGGCGGCCACCGTGCCGGCCATTTTGGCGGGCGCAGTGGCCCGCCCTACCGAGCCAAGAGGTTTAAAATGGCCTATTCCACGCTTGAGGGCATTAAAAAACAGCTTCCGGAAAAGAAGATCATCGAGCTGACCAACGACGCGGGCGCCGGCCCGCCCAAGAAGATCGCTTACACCTCGGGCGGGACGTATGAGATCCTCGCGGGCGATACGATCGTCCAGGGTGCGACCCATGCGCTTGTTGAAGAGGTGGTTCTCTCTACCGGCACCTGGGCGGGCGGCGATGCGGCCGGAGATCTCTATCTCTCGGACCAGGTCGGAGACTTTGCGGCAGGAAATCTCGCGGTGGGATCCCATTCGAATGTGGCGACTGTCGCTGGTAATTCCACAGACACCGTCTATTCGGTAGATACGAGTAAGGTTGATGAGGCGATCGCCAAAGCGGACGCCCGGATCGATTCGTATTGCGGCCAGGTGGCGGAGGTTCCTTTTACGACTGTCCCGCCGATCATCAAACAACACTCGGTCACGCTGACAATCTATTTTCTTTATACGCGTCGATCGATGGCGCCCGAGCTTGTTCGTAAAGACTATGAGGATGCGATCGCGCATCTGAAAGATATCTCCACGGGCAAAGCATCACTTCCTCCGGTGACGGAGGCGGAGGTGGCAGTTGGCCAGGAAAGCACGATCTCAAGTGGAGAGCGGATCTTTACCCGGGATAAGATGAAGGGATTCTAAAAGAACAGAAGGCAGAAAGCAGTAAGCAGTAACCAGAAAGCAATAAAAAAAATGGAAACCATTTTTAAGGCTCTCAAATCCGCGATTCCTGCGGCCATGCGCGAGATCAAAGCCGCTCACGTGCTTCCCGATCCGGATTATCTCCCGGAGTCTGTTCAATTTCCCTGTGTGGGACTCAGGGATGGAGATAGCGATTTTTCCGAAGGCATGGACCGTACCGAAGATGAGAGCGGGTCCGTCCTGATCTATGTCTACGTCCAGATCCTCAAGGAAGAGGCATCGATCATGGGTGAGGGACCAAAAAAAGGAGTTCTCCGGTTGGTCAAGGATCTTCGGACTGCGCTCAACTGGAGCACGCTCGGCGGAGTGGTCAAGCATTTTTATTGCCCGGAGGTCATGGCTTCGGAGACGATGTTCAAGGGAGAAGACGTATTCGTGCAAAGAAAAGGGTGCAGGTTTGAATACATACGATAACCCCCCTCTATTCCCCCCTTAAATTAAGGGGGGATGAAGAGGGGTTAAAGGTCACGGCGATAGGAGGCGATCATGTCATTTCGACTTAAAAAAACTGAAAATGCGTTTCAGGTTTTAAGGGAAGGGAAATTTGAGTACCGGCGATACGGGCACGGAAAGACCTACGATGAGGTGCCGCCGGAGGACGCTCATAGGTTTGATCCTGTTTCTCCCTCGCCTTTGATGGGAGAGGGTGCGGGTGAGGGTGGATCGAAAAAAAGCAGAAAATAATCGCTAACCAGAATCGTCATTCCGGCAAAAGCCGGAATCCAGGGTTCCCGGTGGAAACCGGGATCCAGTCTTTGAGATGGTTCCCGACTGGAGTTCATCCCGTACTTGATACGGGATCGGGACAACGTCTGGATGCCGGATCAAGTCCGGCAT